TACAAAATCGTTGGTTATCCCCCCACGACCCCAACCACAATTAAGGAAATCCACCCGCAATTAGGTAATGATTGCGCAAAGAAAATCATGGATTACTTAACGGGCAAAGAGGGGAAAAACGCAAATCTGCATATATTCATCAATTCCGTGAACTTTATTGTTTCCGTTCTTAAAAAGGTCGATTTGGCAAAGTACGGCAACCAAATAAAGGTTGTTTGTTCGGAATCGGATGGAAACATCAATTCCGATAAGATAAAGAACGTTGCTGAACAACAATTCTACAAACAAATGAAAGATGAAATGAAACGTGTTGAAGATGCCACGAAAACGGCATTTGAGAACATGGATGAATTTAACCCCCTGTTTGAACTTATGCACACACCCATTTCATCCGTAACAACCCCGCCAAAGAAAATCAACTTTTACACGGCAACGGCATGGGCGGGTTGTGATATATTCGACAAGAACGGAATAACATTGGTGATTGCCGATTCCACGAAAGCAACAACCATGATGGATATTTCCACCACTTACATTCAGATAATCGGCAGAATCAGGGATGCAACATCACCATTTGTTTATTTTTGGTACAACAAAGAAAACCGTTATGTGGGTGCGGTGGATTTCGATAAAAAGATTGCGAAAACCAACCAACAATCCGCAAAACTTATCCGTGAACAAAACGAACTTTCCGACCTGTTGAATATGCTTTCAGATGAACAACGCAGCGCATTTTACATCGATGTGGATGATGAAACGGGGCAATGGGTTAAGGATGACAATTTGGAAAAGTGGGATAAGATGAACTATAAGATTGTAAACGGTCAATTTGCTGCATCCGTGAACATAAGTGCCGAAATGTGGAAAGCGGGGTTAAAGGTTCAGGATGGTGGAACGATAGAAGATAACATCGGGAAAAAGTTGATGAAACGCCCCAATCAAAGAACCACGTTTAAGATGTTGTTTGAACATTACGTTCAACTGCAATACAACCCATCCCTTTTCCACGATGTGCGTTCATGGGATGCCAAAGAGGTGTTGGAACACCGTGAACCCATGTTGAAACCCGCATTGGAAATATTGGGTGAAAATAAGGTTAAGGAATTGGGGTATAACAGGCGCAAGATTGAAAACGAACTTAAACAATACCAATCAACAACCAAATGGCATCGTATCATTCGGGAATTTGGGTTAAAGGTTGGTGATTCCCTGACAAAAGAACAAAGGGATATTCTTTGCACCCGTATTGCTGCAAAAATGAACCTTAAAAAGATACGCATAAACGATTTCTTTGAAACGATGCGTTCATCACAAAGGGTAAACGGGGAAATCGTGCCCACGGTTAAGATAATGGGCGTTAAATCCCCCAAAAACAAAGATATATAAAGGGAAATTTAGTACCTTTGCACCATAATTCTTAAATAGAATTATATTCGACTTTGGGTTGCTCGTCTGTGAAGATAGGCAACCCGTTTTTTGATTTTAACATTTGTTTTTCGGGGCAAAATGCCGATAAACAAAGGGTTTCAGGGGTGTTTTTTGGCTAAAAATGAAATGTTAAAACGCAACGGTTCAAGAACGGGGGTTTGCCCTATTTTTTTTGCGCAAATTTAGTCAATTTTTAGCCAAAAAAAAGGGTGGTTGAACCTAATCAACCAACCCGTGCAGAAATTTATCGTTCAACTTAAACCCTATTCCTTCGGTATGTCAAAGGGTTGTATTTCAATATTCTTATCGGGGAACACCATTTTAAGGGCATCCGTTATTTCATCCTGAATGGGTGCAATCACGGTGGTGTTGAATATATCGAAAGCGGACTTAAATTCGATTGCGCTGAAACCCTGTCCGTTTTCGGGATGCTTACCTATCAAACACAACGATGTTAAGCGGTGCGCAACTGCAATCGATTCCATCACATCCTTTGCCAAACGGGAAAATTTCTTATCCGCCTGTGAATCTTCAATCGGCATCACCTCGATTTTTTCTTCTTCGGTTTCCGACCAATTTATAAGGATGTTTCCCGCACTATCCGAACCGCAAAACTTATTTTGAATCTTCTTTTCCTGTTCCTTTCGTTCATCTTCATCGGGGATTGCACCGAACATATTGATAACAAAAGAACCCGCAAAGTTGTTCTTAATGTTGTTCAAATGCCAATGTTGGACTTCAACCTCGGTTAAGATTGCATCCAATGCCGATTGGTAAGATGGTACGGGGTAAACGGAACGGGTTGCAGAATTGCGGATATAAAGGATTTGGGTTGTTTTGTTTTCGGCATCAGGATTGAACAACGGATATTCAACTTTGTTGGCTGCACCATTGCGCCAATCATCACACCACCAAACTTTCGTGCAATCGTAATTGGTGCGTAACTTTGCCCAACTACACCAATACACCTCCGCAATTTCCCCCATTGCGTTGTAAATGACCTGAAAAGCCATACCACCGAACAACACATAATCGAAAACCGCTTTCTTTGCAACATCCGTAATGGTTTGCCCTTTGCCGTTTATCACATCCTTTGAATGTGAACCCAAAGAACGCCCCAAAATGCAAGATTGCTTAAAGTCAATGGCTGCCTGTTGTGTGGGGGCATCACAATACAGGTTCCAAAGATAATCGGGGTATTGATTATCCGAACCATAACTAATCACACCATCGTTCATGTTCTTTTCCAACATCCGTGTTGCGGTCACGTTGGGAACACTATAAACGGAAAGTTTTGTTGATTTTCCTTTTATATCTGCCATTGCTTAAATCGTTTTGATAAGGTCAGGGGATGCGAACACCCCCCAACCCCTTTTTGTTTGTTTAATCGCCCAAATTGCTGATAACACACTGATTCGGGAACGCCACCTGTGTACCAACGGCAAACGATGACTTGAAACGCCACATATCGTTATCGGCAGAGAACCAAAGCATGAACTTTTCGGCATCGTTCATCATGTCCGTGCCATAATATGCGTTGGTGTCCTGAATGGAAACGATGGTTGAAACCTCATTCAATCCGGCAACGGGCTTAACCTCGATGTTTGTTCCAGGATAGAACGCACGGGTGCGGTCAAGACCATCGCCCGACTCATGGTAAAGGTTTGCACCCGCCAAAGCCATACGCCACAAACGGAACACATCATAACCCATGTAAATGGTTGAATCGTTCAGAACCTCGGTGGGGATAGCCAAAACAACATCATCCACGATGCCGCAAACATTCGATTTGGTGATTGCATCGTGTTCCAACTTTTGGGATGCCACGGTGATACCATCGTTTGCGTTAAGGTGCTTAATCATACCATCACACCATTTCAGGTTTGCATCGGTGGTTTTGGTGGTGTCACCCTGCCAAATCAACTTATCAACTTTCAGGTTGATGTTGTCGATAATGTCACTTACAAACTGTTCCTCAAACGGCATGGTGCGTTGTCCTGCGGCAATGCGAACCTGATGTTGGGCGCAAGAATCAAGCAACACACGGTCACACCATTCCATATCAACCTTAATCACGCCTGCGGTGATTGTACGTTGTGAAATGGTCTGCGAACCTGCGGCATTGAATCCACACGATTTTCCATCCTGAAACTGAACATCCGTGTTAAGCAGATTAAGGGCGGTTTGTGTCTTAACACCCGTTTGCAGCGTGAAACGCTGTGCGGTTTCTGCGCCCAAAATTGCCTTTCTCAAAAGTTTGTCCCCATTTTGTTCAACGTATTGGGGCAACGAATTTACTAAAACATTACTCATAATTTCCTTAAATATTTAATGAAACAATCTTTTATTTACTACCAAATACCTTAAACGCCTTTTCGTAACGTGAACCCTTAATCGTTTCGGGGGTTTTGTCACCATCCGTTTTTTGGGTGGTCTGCGGAACGGGTTGCGCCAAAGGTTTCTTTTTAAGTTCCTCCAACTCCGCACGCATGGTTTCGTTTTCGGATTTCAAACGGTCATTTTCTGCCCTTAAATCGTTTATTTCCTCAATGGTGGGTAATTGTTCACCCTCATGGGTTTCTTTCGATTCAGGGGCATCCACGGGGGGATTTTCGGGCATCTTTCCAACCTTACCACCAACAATGTTCACCTTAACGCCCTTAATGGTATATTCACCATCAGGAACGGGGATGATATTTGCATCGGCATCACGGGTGTTGATTTCCATTCCCTCCGAAATTTCATCACCATCGAAGATGAAAACCTGTTCACCCTCGGAAACCTCCTCAAAGTTCGATATGAACTTTTGTAAGGTCATTTTCATTTGTAAAAAACGCTTATTCATACACTTATATATCTTTTATCGTTATTTCGTTATTATCCGTAACTTTCCGTTACCATTCCCACGCCCCCGATGGGGATTTCACATGGATGCGTGAACCTATCTGATAACCACCCAATTCATAAATGGGTAATCCCGAAATGCCCTTAACGTTGGCATCCTTAACCTCGTAAGTTCTTGCACCAATGTAAACCTTAACAATCACATAAGACGAACCACGGGAGGGTTTCGGGGGAATCAGGTTGGTGTTTATCCACGGACACAAAATAATATATTCGTGTTCAATGAAACCCGATTCATCACTACCCAACGCCTGAATGGAACACGGGTATTGTTCAGCCAATACGGTTGTGGTCGTTATATCTTCATCACGCCCCTCAACAATAACTACACTTGTAACATCAACCCGCCACGGAAACATCCGTTCAATCAAATTCGATGGGTTGGTGTCAATACGCCCCATCCCTTTCATTGGCAACCCTCCCCATCACTATAAATGTTGATAACCGATGGTTTGCGCATCGATGCGGGTTCATATTTCGCATATATGGCGTTTGCATCGTTTCTCAACGCCTTTCTATCCGCATCCGATAAACTACCACCCAAAGACAAAGAAAACGCCTCAGATGCCGTTCTATTCGCAAATTTACCACCACGACAAAGTATCATCAACATATCTGCCAAAACTAATT